ATTGATTCCAATATAGAAGTTAAATTAAATCATTTGGAATTTTTCTTTAATTTAGATAATGTGAATAATGAAATCATATTTGATAACGTTTTAATGAGTGATAAAAGTGAATTGTATATAACACTAACAATAGACAAAAATTATGAAAAATATTTGGAAATACTAGATATAGATTTGGCTTTTATTTGTATCGAAAAACAAGAATTTAGAAAAGCATTTTTGACAAATGAAATAACATTACAAATGGATACTTAAAACCAGTTTTTCATTTGTAAATCTTTGTGTTTTACATTTGACATTTTAGGGTGATCAATAGGAACATGCATAGAAGTAATATCTTTTAAATATATCATGTATCCTTTAAGTTCAATCATAATTTGGTCAATGCAATAATTCATAACAATTTGATTGAGTTCTTGAATTTGACCTCTTATATCAGTTGGAGCATTTTTTGCGTTTTCAAGGAAAATACTTCGCATAATTATTTTTAAAGTATCATAATCTTGTTCGCCGATTACTTGCGTTTCACCAGATTTTTGGTAAACACCAGCGCGAATTCCATTTTGAAGGATTTTCATATTTTCTTTTGAAAAAAAAGCGCCTGATAATGGTGAGTTTTCCCAAATACCAGTAGTAGGGTTTCTAAATGAAACATGTTCTTTAGAGGGAATTTTATCATACATTTCAAATAATTTAGAAGTATTAGGTGCATTTAAATTTACTCGTCCGTTGTTTAAACTATTCATTTATATTACATTCTTATAAAAAAAATATATTTATTTATTTTATAAGAAAAATATGGAATTGTATCAGAGAATTGTATTGGGAATTGCGATTGTTTTATTAATAGCAGCGTATATAATGATTTATTTTACACTTGTTGACAATAACAAAAATTGGCCGCCAAGTGTTGCCAAATGTCCTGACTATTGGGTGTATAATGCGACAACTGATAAATGTGACTCAAAAAATAATTTTAATGTAGGAAGTTCAGTCTCAATATATCCAGATGGTGAAACCTTGACACAACAAAGCACTTGTGATAAGTATAAATGGGCAAAGGAAAAAGAAGTTTCATGGGAAGGATTAAGTTATGGTGTTAGCATGGATTGTGCTTAAGCGTATTAATTTTATTTATTAATTAATAGTTATAAATAAAATACAATTTGATAAATTATAACATAAAATGAAAATGTCAAATATAATATATCACATAAAGTAAATATGGACCAAATAAATATAAATAAATTGCTAAATAGGGAACAATATATAACTGAAATAAGAGATATTATAGCCAAATTTGAAAGCAATCCAGATGATTATCAGCGAGTTGGTGGTATATATATTTATGGTGAAACAGGAATAGGGAAAACATATTTCGCAAAACAAGTATTAAATAATTTAGATTATGATGTAATCAATTATGATGCTGGAAATATAAGAAATACAAGTGTAATAGAAAATATAGCAAAAGACAAATTTTCAAACAAAAATATTTACAATTTGTTGCAAAATATAATTAAAAAGAATGTAATTTTAATGGATGAAATAGATGGTATGAACAATGGTGATAAAGGTGGAATCAATACATTGATTAAGATCATACGACCAAAGAAAACAAAAAAACAAAAATTAGAATGTACGATAAACTCACCCATAATATGTATAGGGAACTGTCATATTGATAAGAAAATTAAAGAACTTATGAAAGTTTGTCATGTTATTCAATTAAATGTACCAAGTGACGAACAAATGAAAGAAATTATATTAAAGATTTATCCTGATATTTTATCTCATCATTTAGATTATATTATTCGTTATTCTACAAACAATTTGCATAAATTGAAATATTTTTTGGATGTATATAAAACAAATAATGATTTATTTTTAAAGTTTGTAAGAGATAATAACATTCAAATGTCTTCCTATAGTGATGATACGAAAGAAACTGTAAAAAAAATGATTTTAAATAAATATAATATTGATTCACACAATGTTGTAATAAATGATACAGATAGAACGAGTGTTGGACTTTTATGGCATGAGAATATTATAGATTTAATCAGCAAAAAGCATAAAAACGACAAATTGAAGGCAATTGAGTGTTATAGAAAACAATTGGAAAATATTTGTTTATCGGATTATATTGACCGTATTACATTTCAAAAACAGATTTGGGAATTTAATGAGATGAGTTCATTAATAAAATCGTGTTATAATAACATGATATTTCATGATGATAACATTGTAGATAAAAATGACAATGTAAAAGAAATACGATTTACGAAAGTTTTGACGAAATATTCTACTGAATATAATAATTCTGTTTTTTTAAATAAAATGTGTCAAAAATTACAAATGGATAAAAAAGATATGATGGCATTTTTTTATAAATTGAAAAATAAAGAACTATTTGATGATGATTATTATAATAAATTAGAAGACATATGTGATATAAATAAATTAGAAATAGATCGTATTTTTCGCTATATTGATACTTTATATTATGAAAAAGAAAATGATTGATTGATATTTAAAATATTGAAGATTAAAGGTTAAAAAAGAGATATATCAATAATATTTTGTAATTATTTTTACAACATATTATTATAATTTACTTGTTTCTTGTTTCTTGTTTCTTGTTATTTTTTATTTGTATTATTGATATCTGTGTGTTGTTTAATAGTATTGATAATTTGTTGGAACTCTTGTTGCTTTCTCATTTCTTCCATTCTGTCAGCTTGCATTTTTTCTCGTTTTACAAATATTTCTTGGGTTTGTTTTATAACATCAGGTTTATTTTTGACCCTTCCATAACTATATTTATCTAATATACCGTCTATTTCTTTTGTAAAAAAATTATATATTTCATCATCTGTTATAAAATCTTTTGGAACAACTTCTGTTTCTTTAATCATAGGTGAAGGATTTTTTAATAGTTCACGCTTATCAAAAGTATTTTGTTCATGAGCAAAAACCAATATAGTTTTCATTGGGTCTAATTGAGCAAAAGGAATAGTGTAATCTTTTAGAAAACCTTTTTCTTCAGCAAGAGATGCTGTATTGCTGAAAGATGTTTTTTTTAATAGTTCTTTTTTAAACGCAAATGTTGCTGCTGTTGCGTGTTTCGGTCCATATGGTCCAAATGAATACATTTTTTTACGGTCATTGAAGTATATATAAAGTTGACTAGACCCTACACATAATACTTTTGGATTTTTTTGCAAGGTTTCAACTGCGTGTGATACTCTTTCTGGGGGATAATAATCGTCGTCATCCATATATAAAATAACGTCACCTTTTGCGTGTTCATGTGATAAATTTCTCTTTTTTCCTAGGGTCATTTTTTTATCAAATTTAAAATATTTTACATAGGGCAAATGGGAAACTAAATCTTCAATTTTATCTTTTCCATCATCAATAATGATGAGTTCCATTTTATCTTGAGGATAAGTTTGATTTTCATATGATTTAAGTATGTATTGTATAAAAGGTCTTCTGTTATATGTAGGCATACAAACACTTACAAATGGTTTTTTTGGGAACTTTATTTTTTTACCTTGTTTTCCCATTAATGTAAAAATATATAACGTTGTATTTAAATATTAAAACTATAAGTATTTAAATATTCAGTTTTTAAATTTATTTCTTTTTAGGTTTTGATTTTTTGGCATCTGGTTTCGCGTTGGCATCTGGTTTCGCGTTGGCATCTGGTTTCGCATTGGCATCTGGACTCGCATTGGCGTCTGGACTCGCATTGGCATCTGGACTCGCATTGGCGTCTGGACTCGCATTGGCATCTGGTCTTGGATTTTTTTCTACTGCTTTTTCATATTCTGTTATAGATTCATCTTTAAGAGCACCATAAAATGCTTTAGAAGCTTCATTTTCTGGACTAGGATTTATTGTTTCTTCTTCTTGTTTTTCTTTAACAGCATTTTGATATGCGTTCCAGATTGATTTACCCATCATGTATGACTTATAAATAGAAGTGTGTTCACCTTCTTCATCCTCGTTTTCACCATCGCACTCAACATCATTCGTTTCAAAATCAACCATAGGACTAAACATACTATAGTCTCTAACTTTAAACAATCCTAATGAAGAAATGGTTGAAAATAAAATACATAATACCACAATAGTAAATGGTGTATTTACATTATACGCATCTTCTAATTTATCAGCAATTTTATTTTGCGTATTTGTGAGTTTTCTATTTTTTGTTTTTATAGTATTAATTTGATTTTGCAATTTTCTTGTATTTTCATCCATAGTTTTATCAATACCAATAACATCAACTTTATCTCTAACATTAAGAATGTCTATTTTGTTGGAAATATCATTCATTTTATTGACATCCTTATTCATTTTCATTAAATTATCTCCAAACCGTCCCAACATAGTGGTTTTCTTTTCATTATATTCTTCATATAATTTAAATAGTCTTTTTGAAATATTTGATCTAAAAATAGTGAATAAAGATAACAATAAAAACATTGGTAATTTGTAATATTTAAAAACATACTTGATTATAGTAAAGATATTTACAGATTTATCTTTAATTTCACCTTTAAACATCATAGATGAGAACATAGAATATATCATTGTGATTGTAGGGACTGAAAAGAATGGGTTTATAAATAAACTAATGAATACACCCACCGAAAACATACAAGCAAACATTGTCAAAACACTTCCTAGAAAGAAATCAGTTGGGTTATACATTAATTCAACTGGAACCCATTTTGCTTTTTTCTTTCCTTTTCCACAATTTTGGTTCTTCTTAAAAAACCATGTCATTTTATAAAACCACAAAAAGACAAAATAAATATTATTTGAAAAGAATAGGAAAATAAAGCATAAAATATATATTATTGGTGACAATATAATAACAATTAAATCATGTAATCCATTCAAATTATTAAAAACAGTATTGATGAAATTATAATTAAAACTGAAAAGAGCATTGACGATTGAAAGTAAATAAACAAGCACAACATTAGCTTTGTTTGAAGTTTTATATTTCCTTATGGCGTCTAATAAAACATTTTTATTGTTATCTTCAAATTTAAATTTCAAATTCATAGATACTTTTTCATCATTGAGCGTTTGAGTAAATATGTTTGTTGTGATGTCTTTTAAATCAACTTTTGTATCTGAATAAGGAAAACAATCGCTAAATACAGGTAAAAAATTTGTTTGTGAAATTTTACACATATATAACATACCTCCACCGAATGAAAAATAAATAATAACCGCAATAATCATTACACCAATTTTTATAGAAAATTCAGGCATATATTCAATAAAATAATCAACCATTTCAGAAACAACATTTTTAAAAGTATCAAAAATACCGATTTCTTTTAATTTTTCACCATTAAACTTTTTATTTTTGAATTTGCTTAATAAATTACTATCAATAAAAGAAGTTCCCTGGTTTATTTTTTGGGTTGCTTCGTTTTTGACATTTTGCAATTTCCTTCTTTGTTCTTCGTTCATAGGAATATTCCTATTTGGAACATTTGGAGATGAAATATTTGGTTTATCTAAATTCATAGTAATATATATTATATAATTATTTTAGATATTATATATTACTTCTTTATTTCTAATTTGCGAATAATACACTAACATTCCCTCCAATAAATGTAAGTAAATTTATTTTTTCTTCAAATAGAACCAAATCATAATTATATTCATATATTCCCCATGTTGGTTTATTTATTCCAATAATATTACCGTCTCCATCACAAATAGTCTGCACTCTTGCAAAAGGACTTAATGGAGGTTCAATAGTTGAAAATTCTAAATCAATGTTTTTAAATTTTGTCATATTAATTGCTCCAGATGGTTGTAAATTATAAGGAGAAGTATCCAAACAAAAATTATAACAATATAACCCATCTGGTGCGTTTCCAGCAGTTCTTGTATATTTTTCAATATAATTAAATACATCAGATGACAACACATTTTCGCGATATTGACCGTCCATTAATATCGCCATATTGTTCAAAATGTTTTTATTATTCATCGGATTATATACTGGATTAATAAATAAGTTAGTTAAACTTTTATCAATATTTATTCCAGGGCCAATATTTGTATTTTCACTATTATAATAATAACCTAATTCTTCAATTGCTGGATAAGAATCAAATGGTATATAATTATAAGGCCAATTGGTGTAATTAGACCACTCATTTCGCAAATTTACATCACTTCTTCTAAAAAAGAATAACCAACTTTTTACCATTCCTAAAGAATCTAATTCTATTTTATTGTTACCAGTTACATTCAAAAATTCACGTTCAAGTGGTTGTGTGATTAAGTATTTTTGTTCGTTTTTGGAAAATATTAACGCTTCGTCATCTGATAAAAAAGCATACGTACAATTTAAATGGACGTCAGCATTCCATAACATCCTTTTGTCTGAATAAGAATCCACATTTAAACTTACGTCTGGAGGGGTTTGTAAAAAGCGATAAAATTGCATTGTATCACGATTCAAATTTGGCGACACATATGGGAAGTTATTTTCATAATCATCTACATCACGAATTCTAAATAATTGACTTATTGGTCTAAATGTAACGCTAATTGATATTTCATTATATTGTAGTGAAATTAAAGGCAACGCATTTTGAGGTTTTAGTGTAAACCAAGAACTTAATGGAACATAAATAGTTCTACCCATAATAGAAGGTTGAACTCCTAATATATTTTCAGTATGATAACAACTAGGATAAGTATTAACGTGTGCTCCTGCGTTTGCTGGGTCATTTAATTCGGGAACGTGTCCTATCATTTTCTCAAATAATTCCAATTTTTGTTTATTGAAATCTCTTTGGGCCATTGCCAATATGTATTGACCTGTATATTCTTGCAATGTTTGATTTCCACAAGTGATGCTAATTTTCTTAATCATTTGTGCGCCCAAATTATCAATCCATTTAAATTCATATGGAGCCCAATTTGTGGTAAATGTGTTTCCATCTTCGCCTTGTACTACTTTTGGTTGCATAATAGGAGACCAAATATTAGGCAAATTGATGGCAATGTATGAATCCATTAATAATTCAGCATACCTTTTTATTTTAAAGGTAAATGTAGATTCTTCGTTTATTCTTAAAGAAGGAGAACCTTCGTGGTCAATGCGAAAATTTTGCTTTCCAAAGTTTGTATATTTTGCGTATTTTGCTTTCCAAAATGTTTTTGATGGATTTCCATTTAATATTATATTTGGATTTCCTTCTGATATTAAATTTAATAATCCTCCAGCCATATTACTATATTATTAGTTATTTATTATTTATTATTTATTATAAAATTTTATAAAAATATAAATTAAAATTGTTGAGTTTTATTTTAAGGAAGTCAAAGAATTTAATGAATCAAAAGAACGGCGTGATATTATGTTGCTTTTGTTGATTTTATTGCTTTTGTTGCTTTTGTTGATTATGTTGCTTTTGTTGATTATGTTGCTTTTGTTGCTTTTGTTGCTTTTGTTTCTATTTATATCTATACTTGGCAAGTATATATTTGAATTTTTCAAAGGTTTATATGTAGTAGGAACTCCTAAATATGTTTTGTCTGCCTTTGTAGGTAATATTTGAGGATTTGAATATCTAGGCGAATTTTCTTCACTTGAACTATTATTGTCGTCATATTTGCCATTATATTTAGTATTATAATTTGGATTTATTGTTTCATAAATATTATACTCACTATTTCGTATATATTTGTCATTGTTTGGTGATCTAATTGGACTTATATTTCGTTTTAAATTCGGCGATGAAACATTGTTATTGAATAATTCATCATGTATTTCCATTAGTTTTATGTTTGTATATTTTACATTATCTATTAATATGTCCATTTTTCGGTCCAAATGCTTTATTTTATTATTTAAATCATTCAATCGTAATAATCCAATATCGTTACTTAAGTTATTGATCATTAATTATATTATACTTAATATTTTAAATACTTAATTTTCAATGTTTATTATTATGAAAAATAAAATAGATAAATATATTATATAAAATATGGATAATTATAAAGAAACTTTAAAATATGGTTATTTGAATATAGCATTTAAAGTATTAGTAATAGTCACATTCGTATTGTTTATAATATTTTATTTTAAAATCGATATTTTCAATCTCAAGTTTTTTAAATCTAAAAAACACAAAGATAAGAAATATATTCATAAAGATTATTATGTAAATAGAAATTTAGTAAATGCTATTAGTAAATCCGATTATGGAGATAAAAAATTATCCAATTTTTACATCAAAACCGCTTTTAATTGTTGTAATGTTGGTTATGGAACTTCTAATGTGGAACGATTAAAATCAATTATTTCAGAAGGATTTAGATGTTTGGACTTCAAATTGATTTATAAAAATAATACTCTTCACATAGAAAATCAACCTCAAAATGAAACATTTTATAACGCATTGGAAATTATTGATACACATTGTTTCAGCAACTCATATTGTCATAATAATGAAGACCCATTGATTATAAATATTCGGTTGGATGAAAACATTACAAAAGCAGAAACAAAACTAATTTATAAAAAATTACGAGAAATGTTTAAAACTCTCAATAGTAACAAAATGGATTCTAAATTTTCATTATTACAAAATAATGATATATTGACGACTTCATTAGATAACTTAAATAATAAAATTATAGTAATGTGTAATTATGATTATACAACTGTTGAAAATGATAAAATAGATGCTAAACACGAATTATTACAATATATTCATTTTAATACTTATATTCCCAAAAATGATGAACCATTAGATGTAACAGGATTACAAAATATTTTATCTAATACAAATAATAAAAACAACGCAATAATTAGTATGCAAATAAATGAAAGTTTGAAAACGGATTCACCCGCATTAATAAATTTAAATAAAACATATCCAATGATGCTAATTCCTAATCTATTTAATAATTTAAGTGCTGTTGAAAATCCAACATCATTAGAAGACATTTTTGGATACACATTTAGGGCACTAGAATTCTCAAGCACAAATGACTTTAGCAAAGAAATAATAGATGCCGATATGAAACTATATGTTGATGAATTTAATATTGCCAATTCAGCGTTCATTTTGAAACCAATAAAATTGAGAACATAGGCGTTTTTATTTTGTAAATATATATTATAAGTAATGACAAAAGATTGTAAAAATGCGACATTTGAAGAGTGCGAATTAGCAATTTTGCGTATGGCAGTAGATAGCGCACAAGAAAAAATGCAAAAGCGCACAGTCCAAAATAAAGATGTCAGTGATATTATTAGTGTTGTAGAACAATTCATTCGTAACAAAAAATTAATATGTTACGGTGGAACTGCCATCAATAATATATTACCAGTTGAAGACCAATTTTATAACAAAAATGTAGAAATACCTGATTACGATTTTTTTTCAACAACTGCTTTAAGTGATGCGAAAGAGTTGGCTGATATGTATTACTCTAAAGGATACACTGATGTGGAAGCAAAAGCAGGACAACATTATGGAACTTATAAAGTATTTGTGAATTATATTCCTGTTGCTGATATTACATCATTGGCTATGGAAATTTATAAACCTCTTAAAGTAGATTCTATAAGTGTAGATGGTATTTTATATGCTTCGCCTAATTTTTTAAGAATGGCGATGTATTTGGAACTTTCTAGACCTGCTGGAGATACAAGTAGATGGGAAAAGGTTTTAAAACGTCTATCATTGCTAAATAAAAATTATCCATTGGTTGCTAAATGCGATAATGTTCAATTTCAACGAAAAATGGCCAATGGAGAAAAAGAAAATGTAATTTATGAAAGCATAAAAACAAGTCTTATAAATCAAAATGTAGTGTTCTTTGGAGGTCACGCAATATCGTTATATTCTCAATATATGCCTACTAATTTAAGAAAAAAATTATCAAATTACGCTGACTTTGATGTATTGAGTAATAATCCATCTCAAACAAGCACAATAGTTATGGAGCGATTAAAAGATATTGGTATTAAAAACGCAAATGTTAAAAAGCATAATTCTGTTGGTGAAATAGTTCCAGAACATTACGAAATTAAAATAGGAAAAGATTCAATTTGTTTCGTTTATAAAACAATTGGTTGTCATAGTTATAATACTTCAGAACATCAAGGGCAAAAAATAAAAGTCGCAACCATTGATACAATGTTGAGTTTTTATTTGGCCTTTTTATATACAAATCGTCCTTATTATAATCAATTTATTGATCGCATATTATGTATGTCACAATACCTATTTGAAGTCCAACAAAAGAATAGACTTCAACAAAAAGGATTATTACAACGATTTAGTATAACTTGTAAAGGTCATCAACATTCTGTAACAGAAATAAGAGGTGCCAAATCTGAAAAATATAAAGAGTTGAAAAGTAATAAAAACAAAGCCAAAGAGTTTGAAGAATGGTTTTTAAATTATAAACCAGATGATAAGAAAAATAAGTCCAAAAATAAACAAAATAAACAAAATAAACAAAATAAAACTACAAAAAGGAAGAAAAAGAATCAAACTAAAAAAAGATACAAAAAAGGAACAAATAAAAAAAGATACAAAAAAGGAACAAATAAAAAAAGAACACGTAAAAATAATTTTCACAAGAGAAAAATGAAACGAAGAATAGTCAATAAGTTATCAAAAAAGAAATAAATTTGATAAACAGTTTAAAAATTTTTTAGTATATTTAAATAATATTTATAATAAAAATTAAAATTATGAATGATGCTATTTTTGAAATGATTAAATCAGCAATGGATGTGATATAAAAGTATGCATCCGAACAATTGATTATACAATATGATGAAGAAGGTGGATTTATGTTTTCTAAAAATGAAAAAGTAAATCAAATAATGCTTGAAATATCAGAAATATATGGAGGTCATTCTGGTGCATCATTGGCACATACTATGCGTTCTTGTCAATATTTGCTTTCAAATTTAGAAGAATGGAATACATTCAAATCTGAATATGAATAAAATCGCATAAATAAGAAAACTAGTTAACACACTTTTTTAAAATCTTTTTATAAAATAAAAACGAAATGTCTTTTCCAATTTGAACCAATGACTTTATTTCATTTGAATTTGTATTAGAAATATAATTATTGTTAATATAAATGGCAATTGTTATTATAAATATAACCAAATATTCAAATACATATTTCTTATATTGATTTTGACTTTTATGTATCAAGGTCCAGTCATTTACATAACTACACATTGATGTATTTGTATTTTTTATAAAAAATAAATGAGCGTCCAAAATTCCTGTTAATATGCGATGACAATCTGTTTTTTCGTTTTTTATATTAATCATATGATATAATTTATCGTTATTACATAAATCCAAGTATAGTATTTTACAATTATTGGTTTCTTCAAAAATGTAAGGAGTTATTCCGTCAATATATTTATCTTTGTAAAGCATATTTCCATCAATTAAAAAAGGAACAAAACATGACCGCAAAACAGAATCAAACAAATCATCAATGGTTTTATATTTTTGTTTTATAATTTTTTCAAATAATAGGTTTCTTTTTGGTTTTTTATGATACGACACAAATAAATAATCATTAACTTTTTGTAAAATATCGTTTTCATCACTTTCGTTTAATGTTTCATTTTCAAATAAAATATTTTTATATTCTTTTACAATAGGTATTTTATATGTTTTTTTTAATTGGTTAATAATTAATTGATTTATTTTTTGAGAAAAATCCAATTTATCAAGTGTATATAGTAACCCAACAGCAGCACCAATACTACATCCAGAAATTCGTTTTATTTTTACATAGTTTATTTTTTCAAGTGTTTTTAAAAAGTATAAAGCTCCTATTAAATAACTGCCATTAAAAACGCCTCCGTCCAAAACTAAATCTATATATATTGGATTATTACGCTTTGGAAGATTATTCAATAAATTATTTATATAAGGTTGAAACATATTTTTACATTATATAAATACTTAAAAAGTGTCAAATATACCAACAAGGCGATTTAAGAAATAAAAAACGATTGAAAACAATGAACTATAAAAAATATAACCATTAATGCTTAAATTTCCATCATTCATAAAGAGAGAAGGAAATGTTTGATAAAGAAGTTTTTTAAAAATAGGTAATTGAAAAATAAAATATAAAACGCCTAATAAAATAGGTGTTTGTAATTCATTATACATATTTTCAATATTGTTTTTATGGTTCGTCTTTATATTTTGTTTTTTTATTATTGTTTCTAAATCATCTTCATCAGGGATATAATTTTTTCTTTCTTCACTTACTTCTGGTACAAAATTAGGAGCAGATTCCATATCTTGTTGTATTGATAAAGTATCTATTGGTATATCACGTGATGCTAATTTAGTAGACCCAGATAAAGTTGCTTGATGTAATTCATTCACTATTTGATTTATTGTATTTGGGTCTAAACTTACATTTTGTTGAGATTCAGACATTTGCTGTGGTTGCTGTTGCTGTGGTTGCTGTAGTTGAGGTGGTTGTTGCGTTTGAGTTGGGTCATTAATTGTCATTTGAATATTTTCTTTTGCAACAGGCAAATCGTTAATATTAGTTGAATTACTCATAAATATTATAAATATTTACGAATTATAATATTTACGCTTTTATTCAAATTTAATTAAACTACCATCTTGACATTTAGCTGTTTCGTAATTATATTTTACACATTTATCACCAACTTGGAATATTTTACCTTCAATTTTTTTAAACGGAGCAGCATACAACTGAATACAATTATAATTTTTACAAACTTTTCTAAATAAAGACGCCAATCCTAATCCTAAAAGAATTGACATTATTATTTTTCCTGTTTTAGTATGAACAAATTTTCCTAAATTCGCCATATATTTTGTTATAATATATAACAATAAATTTTATTGAACTGGAATCACACTTATGTTCTTTTTATTTGTTGGACAGTCCACATTTTCTTCTTTGTATAAAAAACATTGTTCTGCTTTATCTTGAAAAATCGCTCTATCTACCGTTTGAGGACTAGGATAGACATACACTTTTTTATTTTGTGGTCCCATTACATATAAAAAAAGCAAACCAATTAAAAAACTTACTATGAAAATTTTAAACGATATTATCTTAAAAATTTTAAACACTTTGGGAATCTTAAACGAAATTGCCATACTATAATATGTTTTATTATTTTAATTATTTTAATTATTTTAATTATTATAACAA